GATGATTTTCCTATGGATGACGTACCATTTTGATCTACGGAGAGAAAGCAAGCTGGCGGGGACTTTGGTCGGTTCACCCTAAATCTTGTGAGTATCTCCACCTTTTTGGGGAAAGCGGATGCTGTGAAATGGGTAGCTGGAACTTAATCACTGCCAGCCACAGACGTAGCGAGTACCCACCTAATACGCCTAGCCGGTTGTGGCGAGTAACACCGGCAGCAGGGGCTGAGTCCTCCTTTGAAGTAGTCTCCAAAACTCAGTGACCCTGCATTGTTTATAAAGTAAAGACTGTATACAGCCGTATAAATTGCTATAGGAGATAACTTTGAAACTGCTAGACGAACTGCAAAGCCGCTTTGAGATCAAGAATGATCGCCACCTGGCTGCAAAACTTGGTATATCCACACCAGTGGTTAGCCGTGTACGCAATGGCAAATGTGCTGTATCGGCAGAGATTATGATCCGTATCCATGAAGTATTCGGATTGCCTATTGCTGAGATCAAGGAACTTTGCCAATGAGCTGGGCAGGTACAGAACTTGAAGTTATCAGGTGGTCTGAGGCAAGAGGCATCATAGCCAATTCAGATTCTAAGACGCAGCTACTCAAAGCCGTATCAGAAATAGGAGAGTTAGCAGATGCTATTATTAAACGGGACAGACCTGCTATTGTTGATGGTATTGGTGATCTGCTTGTATGTCTTATTAACGTGGGGGCTTTAGAAGATATAGACCTGACCCGTTGCCTAGAATCTGCCTATAACGAGATTAAAGACCGCAAAGGCTATTTAAATAAAAACGGAGTATTTATCAAAGATGAATGACATAAATAACCCAGCACACTATACCGATGGCGGCATTGAAACCATTGATTTTATTGAAGCTAAGAAACTAGACTTCCATCTAGGCAATGCAGTTAAATACATATCCAGAGCAGGTAAGAAAGAAGACAAGCTCAAGGATCTACTAAAAGCCCAGTGGTACATTAATCGAGCAATTAATAACGAAAATGCAAAAAGTTAATCAAGAGATATACGCTAAATTAATAAAGTACCTAATAAGCAATGATGCAACATTAGGCCAGATAGCAGATAAGACCGGACTTCATGTTATTACTGTCGGCAATCTTATGAAGACATTTAGAAAGCATAAGTTAGTCCACATCTGCGAATGGAATGAAGATAGGCTAGGCAGGGATCAGACGATGGTAATCCGTTGGGGAGAAGGCAAGGATTTAAAGCGGTTTAGAATGTCTAGCAAAGAACGGCAAAGGTTACACAGGGCACGTAAGAAACAAGTAAGTACGCACCCTATCAGCTTGATTATGCCTTTATAAGTGCTTTACTAATTCTCTTTGTAAAGAAACTTTTTTTACTTTTAATTGTGGTGCAAGCCAGCGTATAAATTCAGATATTGACTGAAAAGATTGTCCTTGAAATTCAATCTTTACATTAGTTGTTTTATTATTGGCTTGCCCATAATCATCAGCCCATCGAACATTTCCATGCTCATAACCTTTAGAGTTATCAATCCTATCTATTGAATGCTTTTCTGATGGAGCAACACCAACATATTCACAGAATGCCTTTGGATCATTTAACCATTCATTGCATAAGAAAATTCCTTTTGCCCCATAATTTTTATAAGCTGGATCTTTAGGATTTGTGCATCTCTTTTTAATAGAACACCAGCTTTTGTAGGCTTTTGTCCCATAAAAACCATGTTTTCTAGGTATTTCATGTCTCTTTTCTGTTCTTATACATCCACAACTTTTAGTGTTTCCTTTTGTTAAATTTAAAGCAAGTGGGGATGTTTCTTTTCCGCAATCGCATAAACAATTCCACCGTCTATTTCCAATATAATTTTGAGCTATAAGCCGCCCAAATCTTTTTCCAGTAAGGTCAATTAATTTCATGTAATTATTATACATGGAATCAAACTTTAATCAACTGGCCTCTAAAATATACTTCGCCAGCATCTTCGTTTATAACCTCTACTAGCTCAGGTGGCATCAATCTTCCGTCAATAAAGGTAAGAACAGCAAATCCAGACCTATGATTGCGAGTTGAGTCCTCCGAATACTCAAACTGATCGCCCCAAACATTAGCAAGGCTTCCGGTATCGACCCCGTATCTCGTGCCTGTCAGATCAGTCCACGGCAAGACCTTGAGGGAATGAAGGTGACCGTTTACGGTGCTGATCCCTGATTTTAAAGTTGCGTTATATGCCGCATGAATTCCGTTATAAAGACGGTGCTTTATCTGTACAGAATTATTGACCATAATGCTAGTAGAGAATTTCCACAGCGGGAAATGGTCAGTTAGGTTCATGCCTTGGATACCTTTGAACGAATCCCCCACCTGAGCCGCTAGACGGGCATTAAATCTTTGGTCATGATTTCCCCAACACCAATGTAGGGCAGCGCCTTTTGCGGCCTTCTCAACCTCTCCTAGACGCTCCTGACAGGTCTCTAGCTCTTGCTTTGCGGTAGGTGTTGATCCCCAGCCTGAAGGTGGATGTCGGGAGATACTAGAACCGTCAAATACATCGCCATTCATAACCACCATCCGAGGCTTTAAGTCCTTAATGATCTTTACGAATGCACGATGAGCAGTGCTGATAATGTCAGGCCAGTAATGGCAGTCAGAGCCAACAACAATAATTCCGTTATCTAACTTTACGTTTGTTCTAACATTGTTGTAAGCGTAGGTTACTTGGAAATCTGGACTTCTTTTGTCAGGACTAGCTAATATAATCCCGTGAGTCTTTTCTATCTTGCGCCTTCTGATATTTACGTTCCTAGCGCCGATATTTAATATCTTGGCTAATGCAGCTACAGATCCGTGTTTATTCCACAAAGCAATAAACTCCTGCTCTGTGCAAGCTGCTTTAGTCATAATCTTCTCTAATTTGAAAAACGATGAAATTCACCGCACCAGTCATCCCTGCCAACTATGGGGAAGGTACTGTCATAGTCATCATCACCCATATTAATCAAAGTCGGTGGATAACGTCTGCAATAGCCTAGATCTTCTTTTGGCTCAACCTCAAAGAATGAACAAGATTGACAAGCTGGCATCCAGTCTTCTTTTTTGGGCATTATAGTTTGTTGTTTTTGTACTCTGGCTCAACATCAAGAATCTCAAAAGAATCAATGTGCCATATCTTATTTTCGCCAGTCTCAAAGACAACTAAAATTGCATTGTTTCTTCTTGTCCAGCAAAACTTAACATAAGACTCCGTACCAAAGGCATAACCATCATTCATGCCCCTAGCACCACAATACTGATCCCTAGTCGTTATTACCGTCCAGCCACCAGCATTATTCTTAAACCCTGCCGCCTTTGATTCATCAGCGAAACTATAACAAGTTATTAATAACAAAACAATAGCGGCTAGGTTCTTCATGCTAGGCTCCTAAATAAAGGGCTTTCTCATCGTTCCGTCTTTTTACAAGACCAGGTAAAACCTTACCGCCGCCCTTTGTGTACTTTAGGAACTCTTTAGCAGCACCCTCATAATCACCCCGATTATGTTTCTGCCTCAAGGTGCTTCTCTGCAAGGCTCCTAAGCCTACATTAAAGGCAAAGCTGACCAGCGCATCCAACTGCCCTTGACTAGCAATAACAGGACAATAACGGGATACGCCTCGTATAAAACGAACAAGATCGGTTTTAAGAATCTCATCAACTTCCTCTGTGGAAAATATGCGGAAATCTTCAATCTTTAGTGGATACTTCATCCGGTCAGCCATGTTTAAATTACCCTGCTCAGGATACAGAACATGACCAACCCCAATAGTCCATAAAGCAGCAGGGCAGCGGTAAGGCTTATTCCTTACCCCCTCATGATGCTTCAGCATTTTTAAAGACTTATCACTAATCATTTGCCAAATGCCCGACCACCAAAATGAAACGCTATGATGGATGCAAACAGCGCCTGAGTCTCGTCATCCCAAAGCTGTTCTGCCATTTCCTTAAAAGAAACACCAGCCTCAAAGCCCTTGTAAGCCAGAACCGCATCCAGAGCGCATAGGAGGCCAAAGAAGCCATAAGTAATGACAGGACGTACCGAAGCCCTCAGATTCTTCATCCACTGGCTAGTGCCTTCTCCTAGCTTCATATCGTGGGCATAGATAGACTGCATCTCAGCCTGTTGAGCGCCTATCAGCGCCACTCTTTCATCAGAGGCAGACTGGACTTTAATCTCGTCGAGCTTAACTTCCTCGATACGCTGTTGGGCAGCAAAACCTTCTTTAGCCAAAGACAGTTCTCGCTCTGTCTGCATCTTGGCAAGCTCTAGCTCATGCTTCTTGTCCGACTTATCCTGAAAAAAGTCCAGAATCTTAGGCAAACCACCCATTAAGAACGATGTAAAAGTAGATAGCAAAGTAAGCATTAATCCCCCAAAGTAAACATCCAAACAATACCTAATATTATTAATATAGAAACTATGACACCTAGTGATATAGCAAACATATCTTGTATAAATTGAACCTTCTTAGCTTTTTGTCGCCTAGCAGCCATTTCCAGAGCTTTTAAATGTAGCTTATGGTCTGTCTCTCTTTGTCTACGGTCTGTCCTTAGCTTCTCTAGCCGCCCCATAAACTCGTCGTACAAGCCTGGCTCTTGAAACTGGTAAATAAACATCTCTTTTAGATCTTTGTAGAACTGCTTTAATTGCCGTTCAGCGACCATCATCTCAATGACGATCTCGTAATCATTACGGCTATCTTCTACAGGTGGATTTTCTTGAAGTTCTTTAGCGTGTGCTATGCCTTCTTCAGCCTTGCCAGCAGACGAAAAAAAACTAGTAAGCGCCCCTAATGATTCGTGAGCAGACTTACCAGCTTCAGCGCATTCCCTAATCTCGTCAAACGCTTCTTTAGCGACATCAAAAGCCGCCTTAGCCCCTTTAATTACTATCAGGGCTGTGGCTATTTCGATCATTTTGGCAATGTACCGTTTCCAGCCATCCAGAACATTAAACCTAATGCTCCAGCACCTACAACCCAAAATATTTTCTTAACGACAGAACGACCCACTTCCTCGTAGATCTTCTTAAATGCTACCTCAGCGGCTCTCTCAGCTATAGCCTCTATTTGATCGTCTGTGAGTGGAAGTTCTTTCATGATTACACAGTCCTTTTCCACATACGAACCACGATATATGGTTGCAAGTTAGCATTAGTCCCAGAAGAACCAGCAGAATTAATAGTTAAATTAGTAGATGCTGAATTTGTTGCGTAGGTTGCATTATTTCCGCGACCGTCGCCCACGCTAAAATTATTTGCGCCGCCGCCGGTATAACCATCAGTTCTACCCGCTATATTATGTGTATGTGGGGATTCACTTACTGTATGATTATGACTAACTACAATAGCATCAGCAGAGCCGCCTGTTTCCTCAGCCGTATCAAATGCCGCATTACCAGCATCTAGGCCAACCATAACTCGACCAGCACCAAAAGCTACCCAAGTACCAAAACCAAGCAATGTGGCAGGATTAGTTGCACTTGTTGCGTTTATGTAGATAGAACCAACAGGATAAACAGCAGCTAATGCAGTCTGAACAAACGCAGTCGTAGCAACCTTAGTTGTACTGTCACCAAATGTAGGAGTCGGAGCTGTTGCAGAACCTGTCAGTGCTGTCGTTCCAGTAACAACTAAGTTACCGCCTACCGTAAAATCATCCGCATCAGTACCTGTTTGCTGGTCTTTAAGCTGCGCCATAAGCTCACGGATAGCGTTATTAATACCTGACGGAGCGCAGCCCTCAGCTATGTTAATACCCGCTATATCGGTATTATTTGCAGGTGTAGAGCTAAACTCACTGATCTTGTTCTTTGCCATGATTAATCCCTAGTTTCAAACATACCGTAGTCAGACAGTAACTGACCTAATCCAGCCCAATATTTAGTTGATGTAGGAGACATTTGACGCAATTCTCTCAGTCTAGTTATACCGTCTGGACTCGTAATAATCTTGGATATTTGGTCTGCATTAGCAGCAGCATCTTTACGAATAGCCCAGTCAGAAATGAACTTAACTGGCTGATCCAATTTAATCCCACCAACAACCCTAGCCGCACCTGTTGTTAGGCTAGTTATTGGAGGATTCTTCATCAATTCTTCAGTAATTAACTGGTTAAATGCAGTGTCAGATCCTAGCTTCTTAACCCGTCCAGCAGCCTCAAGAACCTGAGATAGATCGCGTAATGCCTGATACTCCTGCTTTCCTAATGCCACACGAATAGCAGCCTTTGATTTTTCATCGCCAAGCAATATGTTTTGCCAGGTATTGCCAGTGTCAAACTTATCACCCTGCTGAGTCTTTGCTGGCTTCTTAGCAGCCATCCAAGCATCGTCAAGATAAGCCCGAACAACAGCATTCCAAGCGTCCTGACCACCGCCAGCAATAACCTGATCTTTAGCATAACGAACAGTTTCAGGACTAGGATTATCAAATATTCTACGAGAGAAATTCTTTAGATTATCCTTAGACATCTGAAGCAATGACGAGCCAGTAATGCGCTGATTAAACTCATTAATCGGAGCAGAAAGACGTTCAAACTCAGCATTGGCAGAAAGGTAATCAGGATTATCCTTGCCCATCTGCTCAACTAATGTATTCTTAATCTCTGCTAAATTACCTTGAATCTTCTTATCAAGCGACTTGAAAGCATCTTCATTAAACATTGAATCAAGCTCAAACTTGATATTTTGCAATACCGGCAATCTGTTCTCTACGCCTTTTTTAGTAATCTCCTGACCAGCCTCATCCAATGCAGGAACTTCTCTCTCAAAAAGACCCTTCATCTTTTTAAGATAACTAGCAGCACGACCGTTAGCTGGTTGTGTCTTTAAGAAATTATCAATCTTGCCAATAACAGGAGTAGTATCTACAGGAACGGATGCAGCAAAAGCACTTTCATAGATAGGCTCTGTAGCTACTTTACGCTCATCTATAAGTTGTTGTTTTCTAGCTTCTAATGCCTCAAACCCCATTGAACCAGCTTGAGCCTGATCCTGAACCTTGGAAACAGTATCTAGATAGTCATCAACGGCTGCTTGTACTTTCTTCTCACGCCCCTTGTAAAACTTCTGCATTTTTACCTGAGACTCTGGCACATTAGTAATGACTTTTTGCTGCGACATTAATGAAGCCAAGTTAGTAATTTCAGCAGGAGTCAAAGGAATATCTAAACGACCAGCTTTTTGGCGCAAAGAATTAACCAATGGCACGCTCATCTGTGCAATGTCTTTAGCTGTTCTACGCTCAATAAATCCCTTGCGGATTGCAGGAGCAGTCTCGCCAAGCAAAGATAAGCCACCAGAAATAGCTACCTCAGTAGGATTGACCTCTTGCCCACCAATCAATCCACCTAATTTTTGACGCAAGTAATTAGCAGCAGCAGCAGTTCCACCAGTAATACCACCAGCAGCAGCTACGCCTAAAGGCCCACCTAGCGTAAGCGGAGCACTAGCCACACCAGCAAGGATGTCAGGAACCATCTCTGCAACGTCAGGAGCGTAGTAAGCCGCTGTAGGCAATGCCCCTACAACCTCTTTATAGAACTTACCGTCTTCAGCCTGATACGCTATATCGCCATCAATGATCTGATAACGGCTCTCAGGAATACCACGTTGTTTAGCAAAGTAACGGACAGCAGCCATCTTATCCGTTGGGACACCAGCCATAAACGTAGTACCAGCACCGGCAGCCCTACGAGGATCAGCAATAGGCTTCGGCCCTAGCTCTGGGAATTGACCGCCTCCTGCCTGTTGACCAGATGTAGCTCTTTGACCAGAAAAAAAAGAAGTCGCATAATCAAAATCATCAGTAGCCTCTTGTGGCTTCTGTTGCTTATTAGCAAAGAACTGACCTGCATAATCAAATTCAGTCATGATTCACCTTAAAATGACACGCCAAATTCAGCAGCCAACTGACGGTTAACTGTGTTTAAATCTGCTGGTTTATTAGGATCAAGATTATATTGTTTAGCAATTTCTTTGGCGCGAGCCTGAACTATCGAGGGTATTTTATCAAGAGGAGTGCTTTCCCAATTTAGCCCTTTTCTCAATGAATATTGTTTGCGAGCAAGAGCATATTTAGTCTGAGTAATTGCATTATTTAGCTTTGCCTCAAATTCTGTTGGGCTATCACCACTAAATATATCAGCTCCAGCATTAGGCAATGTAGCAGTAATTCGCTCTGCTTCCTGAATGCCCATAGCAGCACCAGTAATATCCTTAATGGTTTGGTTAAGGTTTTGTAAAGCATTTTGACGATATTGGGAATACTGAGTAAGTTGATTCTTTTGTGCTTGAGGTAACCCAACAAACTTATCTCTAAGCGTATTCCATGCCTGTTTACCTCTAAACTGAATATTTTGATATTCTGGCTTATAAGAAAACTGAATATTATTAAGACGAGTAACAGCATCAGCAGTAGTAATTACACTCTTTTCAACGTCACCTCTAGTCGATTTACTAAGTTCACCTGTGTAAACAGATACATCAGTTTTACCTGCTTTACGCTCCTTTTCTCTTTGAGCAGCTAACCTAGGATCAAGTTGCTCACGTATTTTTGCGTCATCACTTAATATCTTCTCAGACTCAGCAATAATTTGATCTCTAGTCATTGTTGACGCTCTAGCAATAAGAGCATCAACACTAGGCTTCAGTGTTGGATAAATACCAGCAAACTGAGTAGGCAAAACTTTAAGCAAGTCTGCTTTATTAGCAACTGTTCCAATGTCAGTAACTACAGATATGTTACCGTCAGGTGTTATTTGATAGGCTTTATTTGGATCAAGTGAATTATTTGTAATTTCTTGCGCTGTCAATAATTTAGTTGTTCCTGTACCCTCAACTTTTTTATATTCACCAGAAGGCAATCTAAAGTATTTTTGTCCAGCACCAATAAATAAGCCTTCTGCTTTAGCTTGTTCATCAGTTAATTTAACTGCCTGTTCTGTTATTGGTATTTCACTAATAACACCATCAGCTTTAACTTGATAACGTTTATTCGGATCAAGACGATTTGTTACTATTTCTTCCGCAGTCAATGGTCTTGTTTGTTTTTCTGTACCACCAACCAATGAAGGGATACCACCTTTCATCGTCCACTTCCCACGATTAGGATCTAAACCCAATGCGGTTGCTTGCTCATCAGTTAGGATTTTCCCACCACTAAAGTCACCAATTACCCCACGTTTACTAGATACTAATTTATCATCTCTATAAAATAATTGCTCTTTAGGATCAATTCTGTCTGCTTCATCTTGTAAAAATTTAGCCGTAGGTGCATCACCCAAAGACATTGCCAATCCTGCTTTTTTACGCAGATCATTAGCTTTGGCAACACTAGCTGGATCAATTATTGGCGCTGCTTGTGGTTGAGCCTGAGGAGCCACTTGAGGAGCACCACTAGTAGGCATTGCGGCAGGAGTAACTGCTGGCTGACCTTCAGTGCCAAAGCCATACATCTTTGCCCGTTCCATAGCAAGCATTTGCTTAGTAGCTTCTTCAGGGTTAATAGCAAACAACTGAGCCAACTGAGGATTCTGTTGAGCAGCTTGCTGAATAGCCTTCAATCTATTAGCCGCTTGAGCTTGTGTTAGTGCTGCGCTTTGCAATTGCTGTTGCTGGACTACGTTCTGCAATCCCTGCTGATAAGCACCACCAGCCGCACCAAAGCCACCAGCCAATGCACCCAAGATATTCTCAGCAGCAGAGCGACGAGGCCCAGTTCTACCCATACCCTGAGCTAGTGAAAGACCAGCGCCTAGCAATCCCTGAATATTTGCCACGTTCTGCTGCTTCTGTACCTGTTCAGGCGTAAGAAGACCCATCCCAAGCAAACTCTCATAGCTTGATGGAGCAGCCGAACCAAATATATTAGGAATGTAATCTGTAATTGCCATATATCACCTAGATAAGCGAAACCTGCGGAACACCTACTTGGTATTGTGGTGCTGCTACTTGCATTTGAGTACCACGCAATAATCCTGGTGGCTGTGCTTGTCTTTGTGGCTGCTGCATCATCTGTTGGGCTGATTGCATTGCCATTTGAGTTAATACTGGGTTTTGTTGAGCAAATTGACCTACTTGACCAGCTCCAGAACCAACCTGCTCCATAAAAGACGGAGCCATTGAAGATGATTCAATATTAGGATTCAGTAATGATTCAAAAGTCCCGTAAGGTCTTTGTATTCCAGCAGCGGTAGCTTGCTCATACGTTAAAGGCTGACTTATCGAAATAGGAGCCGTAACATTGGAAAAAATACCTGGTGTAGCAGTTGCTCCAGTAGGAACAGCCTGACTAGCCCCCATTAGTGCATTTGCACCAGCATTAACACCAGTAGGATTAATAAAAGCAGCCGTAGAAGCACCAGCTCCTGTTAATGCGCTAGTAGTACCCGCCGCAGTACCAGCACTAGTTCCAGCCATTCCAAGGCCAGTATAAGTACCAGCAGCACCAGCACCGGCAGCAGCCCCAGTACCAGCAGCACCAGCACCAGCAGCAGTTCCAGCAGCACCAGCAGTGCCAGCTAATGTACCGCCAGCACCAAGAGCTGCACCACCAGTACCCCCAACTGCCGCACCAATCATTGCGTATTTTACTGGATCTTTACCTGTAGCAAGGGCATAGGTTGCCCCCGCTGCTGCACCAATCCCTGCACCTGGAGCACTCATTATTTACCTCCCCCTGTTGTCGTTGTAGACTTAGTTTCCAAAGGAGCACCATAGAAAACATTAGCAGCCTGTTGCAGTCTTTGCATTGGTATATCCTGAGCAGCCAACTGACCCTGTATAGCTTGCTGGCTATAACCTTCCTGAGCTTGACCTGCTTGCAATAGACGCTGAATATCAGCATAGTCAGCAGCAGCCATTTGCGGAGCAGCCTGAACAGCAGCCATCTGACGAGCACGTTCAGCCTCAGCCGATTGATAAGCCAATTGACCGCCTTGTTCAGCCAGAGATCGAGCAAATATATCCTGAGCCTGACCCGTCTGTTGACCTTGAGCAGCAGATCCATAGCGACCCATAGAGGAAGCCTGAGACTGTAGGTTTTGGATGTTGCGAGTATATTGTTCACCAGCCAAACGGTTAGACTGCTCCAAAGCACCCGCTAGGAATGGATTAACGCCCCGCCCTTGAATCGTAGCTAGTTGCTCTGCCTGAGCCGCACCAACTAGCGGAGAGCCAGCCTGAGCACGTTCAGCAGCCCGTCGAATAGCTTCTTGAGAATATGCAGATTGTTCAGGAGCCAAAGTTGCAGGAGCCTGTGGCATACCCTGATAAAGCCGTTGAGCTTCTTCTAAACTGTACGTTACAAACGGCTTAAACTCTTTGCCTATCTCTGTCGTGCTTGTTTCACCACCGCCGCCACCACCCATATCACACCTCGCATATCCATTTTCGAGGACGGAACCCATAGGCTTGCGCTCTACGACCCCATCCTGGCCTATGACTAGAAAATGTTAGGTATTTGAACCCCCCATCCCTAGCCATATTTTTTATAAATTGTAAACCTTTTTGCACTACTTGATAATCATTTTCTAACGTCCATGCAGCCCAAACGTGCAATTCCTTGTCTATGGGTTGCAGGATAAAGAAGCCATAAAAATGGGTATTCTTCAGTACCACCCACAGCATTGCCTTTTGGTTCCAACAATCCGTGTATACGTCTTCAGGTATCCAGTTTTCTGGACTCTTGGTTTTAATTTTATTCAAGCCAGCACGAAGGCTAGGCCACCAGTTGCGGAGTTGATCCACAGGAATATGTTTAAATTCTGTCATCCCACAACTATATACATAAAATCACAAACGTGGGCATTACTCGCATGGTTTATTACAGCAGAACCCTGAGATCGAGTACCTACCCATAACTTAGCCATTTCCTGAGCCGCTTTATCATTCATCGGTGTAAAAAGAATTGCTGAATCAAAACCAATTCTCGGATCATATAAAGTTGTTTGTGTCGCAGTTGTTGTTGTTGTGAAATACCCTGAGTTATTCGTCTTTCCATCCATAATTCCACGAACAACCTCGGAAACATCACGTTCAGACGCTCCAAAAGTAGGTAGAGTCCGGAACTGTACGTTTTTAGTTGTCATCGATTACCCTGTTTAACAACGTCAAACTCCAAACCAACCGCAGTCTCCCAGTTAGCACCGCTAGGAGTCAGTCTCAGACGATGATATTCGCCATTAGACCGCAAGCTCACACGGTTTTCAGCATCTGGAGCCACATCTGAGCCAAATTCCACCTGTTCAGCAAGATTATCCCGACTTGAAACAGCTATAGAGCCAGTACCCTTGTCCACAATCGGCTTTGCCAACATCACGGTAGACCGACCTACATCAATATCACCCGTTGTAATGATGGCAGTCTTAGGCTGACCAGAGAAAGATATGATCTTCTGCCCAGTTACACCAGCAAACAGTAATTGACCACCAGCAAACACCCGTGAATCCAACGGAATATCTAACGCATCAATACTTGCACTGTAATTATCTACCTGTTCTAACGTGGCTGAAGGTGTCAAAGCATACGCAATAGATGTTGCTGTAGTTTCCCCGTATGACCATTTATTTAAATCAATGGAAAATATTAATAAATATTTACCGCCAAACGTATTATTAAATTTCCATATTACTAACTTATTAATAGGATCAACCGTAGCACTCATTCCTGTAGGTATTTCATTAGGAATAGCATTATTAAAAAACCAACGGTTTACTTTCTCAGTGCCAATGTTCTTAGTTGATTGACCATCACAAACATAAAATCCATCGTCTGCAAGGAAATACGTTAGATTCCCATACTGAGCGATAGATCCATTAGAAATACAGCCCAAAGACCGGCTAATAGCATCAAACTGGAAGAAGAACGGAGAGCCAGCATAGCTCATCCGGTAAATAGCACGCTCTAGAAATACCAGACCATACTCACCACCAGCCAAACCAGTAATATCACCACCGTCAGGCAGGATCTGGTTATCCGACTGAGAAGCAGCACCGGGAGTCCAGTCTGTCTCATCGTTAATATCTGACCAGTAGACCTTGCTTGTATCTGTACCATCGTTAGCCGCAACCACAAAGTCACGGACAACAGTAACAAACTTAGCAATAGGTGCAGCAGCAGCAAGATTAGCAAAGTTAGTCGATGAATTCAGCGTCCATGCTTGTAACTTATCCTGACCATTAGCCAGAATCATCTTAGGGCCGAATTGGGTTACATCCCAACCTTCTACCGCCGTATAGCCTGTAGTCGTAGCAGCATCCAAACTAGCATCATTACTGTCAAACTTGTATATTTGAGTTGCACTAGCCGCAAACAATGTACTAGCCCCGCCAAACTTCCCAGCAAAAGTAATAAGCAAAGTAGCACCAGCAGCATCAGAATAATCAGCCTCACTCTTAATAGGAGAATATCCGTTAGCCACTGGATAACAATTCTTTGCGTCTGTTACCGCGCCTGTTACACCAGGTTGATCTGGCAACCACTCCCCGAATAGAATCTTTTGCATTACTGCCTCAACCAAGTATTAGAAGATTGTGAAGCTGGTTGCCACGTACTACTTGCAGGTGTCGTATCAGTCCATGTTGACGATGTAGTAGCAGCATCTCCCCATTCCTCACCGATAATTTGACCATTCGCAATGACATCAGCATTCGCTGTAACTAAAGCATTAAAACTGTAAGTAGCACTACCATAAGCCGAAACCTCAGCAAACCCGCTAATATTTGCTGCGCCGCCAGCCGTAATGTTACCAATTCCAGTAACTGTTGTATTGCCAGTAATATCACCTGAAGCAACCCTAACCCTAACGGCTTGGCCTTCAACCGAGGCATTAGCAGATATATCACCAGAAAATAACCTTGCTCTAAATGCAATAGCAGAAATAGCAGCAGCGGCAGACACATCACCAGCAAATAATCGCACTCTTAAAGCAGAACCAGTTACGGTTGCGTCAGCCGTAACATCCGCTGAAGCGTCTACGTAATTACCAGCAACAAATAACCAGCCAAGGTTATTGCCTGAGTCTACGTTGCCGT